CCAACCGGATCGCAAGTTTATGCTACAACTGATCCATATAATCCTCAAAGTACGCGCAGGTGTAATGGTCGCAAGTCTGGAACTACAATATTTAAACCAAATAATAGACAATATGCGTGTCAGGGTGCTGTTGATAGTAGTACGCGCCTAGAACGCCTTAAACAAACTACTGTAAACACAAATGCTGCATCTTTAAGAGAAGAATTCGGCCCCGAAGGATCCAGTGCATGTGCATACCGCGGTATTTCTGATACTCCTTATTTTCTTAAAAGTAAGTTTCAACCTTTTATATGCTCACAAAAGAATTTGGGTGCTATATACCGCCAAAATCGCACTGTTTGTAATACCTAATTTAAATAAAATTAATTTTATAATAATATATTGTATATATAGTAGTATTTATACAATATTTAATGAATTATAAATCAATAACACGTAAAAAACGCAAAGTTAAAAAAGTAGTAAAAAGTCGCAAATATATTAAAAAACGTAGGAGTACATATAAGTATAGAAATAAAACGCAAAATTTGCGTAAAAAAAGAACTAGTGTAAAGCAAAAGCATACTAGAAGAAAAATGTATGGTGGAGAGGGAGAATGCGATACTGAAGTAATAACAACCGCCGCTATAACCGCTATCGAATCTTTTCCAAAAGGATTCAAGACGTTTATTGATATTCTTGAAAAGTGTCCCGATATTATGAAAAATGAAACCTTAAAAAATATATACAAAGAAAAAATAGAATTAAAACACGATAATGGACAGTCAACTGGATATTTAGGTTTACTTGGACTACAGTTAATAAATTATTTACATGCAAGGATAATAAAACTTCGTAAACAACTTGACAATTTAAAAGAAAAGGGTGCGTCGGATAATCGTGAACTTCTAATTGATATTGAAAAAAAAATTGAAAGTTTAAAAACAGCAATTTCTCTTATGGATCAAGTTGCTGCAGCTCCAGGTATTACTGAAACCCAACTTGTTGGAACTATTAAAGCAAGAGTAGATACAAAATATTATGATTGTTATGTTGAACTATATAATAAGTTGGCAAGTGAACTTAAAATAGAAAACAGGATGATTCCGCTTTCAACTTCAGCATGTGACTTTTCTCAAAACTGCGATAGTGATAGTGATGTATGCGATACATGTTGTATACCAGATGATCTAGATTATCGAAAAAGACAAAAATATTAGATTAAAAATATTTATAAATAGTATTTTAACTAGTAAATACTATTTATAAATATTTATTTACATACATATAATAATACAATGTCTCAAAATCCATCAAGAATAAATGCTCCACTTAATTTTAGAACATCAGACACACTTATTACAACAAAAGTTCCACATTACCCTACAAAAGTCGATACAGGAACGCAGATTGTACCGGGATGGAATCGTCCTAACGCTAATGGATTAAATTCGAATATAATTAGTAGTGATTATAATGGTCCCAATTTTAAAGCAAGACCATTAAAACAATGGCGACGTCAGTTGCGAGTTTATAATAATAATGGTAATTCTACTTCTAATAATTCAAGAACTGCAATTATTTCACAACTAGAAAGACCAGGAGTCGCAGTATATCACTACGATCCTGTATGCACATGCGTAGGCAATGAGGGTGGAAATTCTTATATTATAGCAAATAATAAATTTGGTTATGAAACAAAAGGGAACCAGTTTTCAGAACCACAAAATGATGTACAAATTCAAAATAATGGATTTAATACCGTACCATATGATGCAACTGAACAAATGATAAAGGATCCAACAAATCCAGCATATGAAGTATTAACCGGAGTTTCTAATACTAACTGTATAAATTGTTCTCCTCAAAATAATATAATTAAACGATCTATTGCATTTAATAGTCAGGCTTATTTTGCCGATAGTTATGCAAAACAACAATCGCGGTGTCAAACTTATGAACAAAATATTTCAACAAATCGTGTAAATGTTATACAATATTCCAATAATAACCAACCGTTATGGCCAAGTAACTCTCCTCTTGGATCACAAGTAGTAGCACCTGTTAACTACACACCACCGCGACTATATGCCAAACCATGTTTATCACAAACAATATATAAACCAAATAATGTTGCATTTGCAAAACAAGGAGCTGTACCTGGATCAACGCGTCTTAAAAAGTTAGTAGCTGATACAGTAACATTAAATGGCAATTCTTTTTATAGTGCGGCTGCGGCGACGGCTGCAAATTTTGGTAAATATCAAGGTACAAACATACCGGGTAATTATTATGTAAAAATAAAACAGGTTGTTGATAGTTGCATTGGAACAGTTCCTAATCCTCCTATTTTAATTTTTGTTAACAATACTCTTACAAGTATTACTGTTTCGTGGAATACACCAATAAATAATTCATGTCCTATTTTATTTTATACATTAACATTCTATCCTGTTTTGTCAAATACACCTATATCTATTATAGTATATCCTTCAAATAATAACAATAATATATACACAATTGCCGGTCTTTCTTCAAATACATATTATGAGATCTCAATAACTGCTACAAACGGTAACGGAACTAGTGACATAAATAATATACTTAGTTCTAACACATTATTTGACTATCAGATTCAAATTCTATTATCACCTAGTACATATACATACACGTACAGTCCATCATCTATTAATGTTACTGTTACTGTTACTAGTTTAAATCCTAATACTCCAATTGTACTTAGTCTTATAAATATGCAAGACCTTTCTGGAAATGTTATTAATAATGTAGCAGTTTTAACACCAACGAGTACTAATAATGTGTATAGTTTGGTATTAAATAATGCTGGTTCATTTAATGTTTATGCTCAACAAGCCGGATCCGGTATTTATCAAAACTCAACCGCAACTTCTCCTACTATTACTATAAATAGATTTCCCACTACAATTAATTTTAATTCTCCTATTCCTACATCTGGAACATTTGGTAGTCCTTATAATCTTCCATCCCCGCTAATTACATGGGTTACTCCTATTTCACAACCTGCAGAGTTAACTGTTACATATTCAACAAGTAATCCAGCATTTGCAACATTTACATCTTCTATTGATCCAACTTCTTTTACAATTAATAATGCAGGTACATTTACCATTACTGCTTCAACAAATTTAACACAAAATTATGAAAGTACTTCTATTACAACATCTGCAATTAATATAAGTAAAGGAACTATAACTTTAAGTTTCCAAACGCCATTTATAACGCCCACTCAATTTGGAAGTCCATACACAATTCCAAGTATAATAGCTACAAATCAAGAAAGTACTACTGTTACTGGTCTTACTATAACATATTCAACAAGTGATTCAAATGTAGCAACATTTACAAATCCTAATGATCCAAGTACTTTTAAAATTTTAAATGCAGGTACATTTACTGTTTCAGCCTATAGTAATGCAACAGATCAATATAATGCATCAAATATATCATCGCCGACTATTACAGCAACAAATGTTCCAGAACTTATTATTTATAATAATCCAAGAGTATTTCCAAGAAGTGGAGGTACTTCTGGTGAAGTAGGAATAGTAATTGGAATACCAAGTGGAACATGGCCAATGGGATTTTCAGATTTTACTAGCGTTGATATTAGTAGAGCTGGTGCAACAATTACATTAAATTCTGGAACTACTCCAACATACATTTTTTCTTTAAACAAATACTTAGTATATGGAGAACCAGGAACATCTGGTCCTTTTATAGGTGCTTTATCAACGGGAACAGCAGCAAATATTGCTTTTGCAGGAACCAATACTATTGCAAACGGTGCAACTAGTGGTGTAACAATACAGTTTGTTTTTCAGGGTGGATCGGGTTCCGGAGTCCCATCAACATATACATTGAATGTGAGTACGGGCTCGATAGATATATCCCAAGGTTTATTATTTTCTACTTATCCTTCAATAACATCGAGCACCATAAATCCTCCACCTTCAGGGCAATCACAAGTAGGTTCAATGACTGTAGGATGGAAAGGTTTTGATAGTAATAATACTATTACATCAACAATACAACAAGCGTGGGGTATATCCGCTGATAGTAGTAGTAGTACTTATCCTACATATTCTCCATTAATTGCTTCAGGATCTCCACCAAATCATACTTTTTATCCTACAACAAATATCGGTACAACTTATTATTATTATATAGGAATACCTAAAATGATTACTCCAAATTATTAAAATATCAGCCGCTATAAAATAATATGAAAAATAATAATATAAAAAATTTATTTTATATTATTAATAGTAATGGAAAACACCCCAGTTTCAGAACCTATAAACTTACAAAATAATAATTCAAAACCACTATTACCTTTTCATAAATCAAAACAAGAAAGAGCGGCAGATGTTAAACCAATAATTGAAAAGTTGAATGAGTTAGGGTTGAATATGAGTTTACCGGCCGTAAAAAAATTATACAAAGAAATAGCAGAATATATGAAAGATGGGGAATCGCGAAAAATCAACATTCCATTTCCTGAAGTGAAAAGACGAATTAAAGGTTTCTTATCAGGTGATACCCGAAAAGAAACATGGGTTAAATTAGAATACGATGATTAGTTATATTTAATATTGGCTTTTTTTATCTACTACTATTTCTTTTCCAACATTTTTGACAATTTTTTTCTCATATTTTTCATAATTTTCTATAGGTTCGCATATAGATCTTACCATAGTTAAGTACTCAATTTGTTTAGATTCGGTATCAATCCAATCTGGATTATCAATCGCCCATTGGTGAAGAGCGGTTCGTTCTTTATCAGCAATTTTCACTATTGTATTCTTGATTTTGTCGTGATTTTCATCTTTTTCCCATTTATCTTCATCTTTAATATACATTATATCTCTTTTTATATCAGTACAATGAATTGGACGCTTATAGATGTCTAATTCTTTGAGACCTTTTATCATAACATCTGTTATACCTCGCGAAATACCATTAGTCTTTGAAAATAATAAGTCGTCAAGAGTTATTTTGAGAGAGTCTACAAATTCAGACATATTTAGAGCATTTTTGCACTTTTCATTTAAAAATAAATTTAAGTTGAAATTATTTGTTGTATTATTATTTGTTATATTATTTGTTGTATTTCCTAGTTTTGGAAGTATACTATTTAATTGATCTTGTTGTCCTTTTATTATTTTCATCATTTCATCGTTATCTTTGATTAGTTTAAGTAACAGATCATCTTTATTTACTGAATTTATATTTATTTCTATATTTTCACAATTTTCGGACGATAAGTCGTGTGAATTGCTTATAGCATTACACACTTTAAGATGCTTCCATAAACCCGAGCGAGTATTATATTGTTTTTTACATTTATGACACGTATTTGCATTACGTTTTCTTTTAATTTCCATTGTTTCCACGCTTACCTTATGTTCATGTTTTCTAGTAGATATGTGTTTATCATAGTCGCTTTTTTTACACGTATAATAGTCACAAATTTTGCAAAAAAAACCTGGCGAATTTTTTGGCGACTTTTTTGTTTCCATTGTTTCCTAAAATATATGGACATTTATTTTTAAGTCATTTTTGACATTTTGTAAAAAAAATTATCGTAACAAATTTTTCATCTTAAAAATGCGATTTAGAGCATTATGCTCTGAGTGATGAATGCAATGTTTTTTTCAACTCTCGGAGGCCTTTTTCCAAAAATGGACATTTTAAAAATGTCCATTTTCAAAAAATCTCAAAAACTTTTGAAAAAAAATGATTCACTTCATTCATTCCGCATCCGCCCTCCCAATCTTGCCGGGGTTGGGTTACCTTTATGCTATCGACGGATGATCGTACAATATATGGATAGAGACCATTATGCTGCAAAATGATAGGAATATACGTGCTACTTTGTTAATTTTATAGGTACGTAATTTGGGTAGGTATTTTTATATACGTATTTTTATATTTTCATAAAATTGATATATAAAAATGCATCTATTTAATAAATATATCCCTTTAGTTATAAAGCAAACAGTCTTCAGAATGAGTACCACAAGTGAACTCAATGTTGTGTTTAATAGAGAACAATACTTTACAAACTTGGATAAATTTATTAAAAAGGAATTTGAAAGACCAAGAAATGACAACCTAACATATGATATACTAGACACGGAAAAAATAATAGAATATAAGTTAAAAGCGCTAAGAGTAAAACAATATCAAATGAAAGTTGGTGAAATTTGGCAAGTTGCTGTAGGAAACTACAAAGACTGTCAAGATTTAAAAGTTGGTCATGTAACCGGATTAGACATTTTATCTGATAAACGAAAGTTTATAGCAGAACTGAAGAGTCGAACAAATACTGATAATGCATCCTCAAAAAAAACAAACTTTGATAAATTAGCAAAATTTAAAAAAGAACATCCCGAGTATACTTGTATTTATGCAAACATTAATGGTGAAACACTGGAAAAATTCTCACAAACTACAGTCAAAAAATTTCAACACAATGGCGTTGAATTGGAGCATCATATTGGAGATCAATTTCTTAAATATATATTTGGCGATGATACCGATACAGTAGTCGAATTTATCAAAACTACAATTGCTAAATACTTCACTTGGTAAATATTCGTAATATTGTATCACTAGTATTTTATTACAGCAATAATGTATTAATTTTTTTTATAACACCTCTAATATTGACTTCCCCATAGACTTTGCTAATTCAACAGGAACAGCATTCCCTATTTGTTTATATTGCGAATTTAAACTTCCTATGAACTCATAACTGTCGTCAAACGTTTGAATTCTTGCATATTCTCTTACAGTTAATGGTCGCTCTTCCAATGGATGACATCTTTCGGTTTGTTTTTGTGATGGTGTACACAATAAAGTCAGTGATGGTTTTTCCATAGATAGACGATACAGTATTCCTCTTTTTCCTCCACCAGAATTATAACTATTACCTAAGTATTGCTTTTGCAAAGTCTCAGATAAATTAACCCAGCATCCGCCCTGCGGTATAAGTTTAAATAGTTCTTTTTTTTCTTCACTATATTTTGCACCATTTGATGTGGGTACATTGTATAATACATCTTTTAATACTTTTTTGGTATCGCTTTCAACAGGGAAGTTAAAATTGCGGTTTAGTGACTTTAATACACCAACAATAAATACCCTTTCTCTCTTTTGTGGCACATCATATTTTGACGCATCTAAACACTTATAAGATACATTATATAAATCATTCTTGTTTAATTCCTCTATTATTTTTTTTATAGTATTGCCTTCATCGTGGGTTATTAATCCTTTGACATTTTCTATCATAAAAGTTTTTGGATTTATAATATTTAATATTTCAATAAATTTCATCATTAAATCTCCCCTTGGGTCATCAAGACCTTTTCTCAATCCTGCTTGTGAAAATGACTGACAAGGTACTCCGCCAGTCAACAAATCTATTTTATTCACGTATTGTGAGTAATCTATTTTATCCATACTTCCACACACGACATTTGCATTTGCATGATTGCGTTTTAATGTTTTACAACAATCACCATCGATATCATTCAATAATACCGGCGTAAAACCAGATTTAATTAGTCCAGAACTTAGTCCTCCACCACCGGAACATACTTCGATAAATGTATATTTGCGCTCTGTTGTATCCGTAGATGTATTGTTTGTAGATACGGATTCATGTGATGTTTGCTTTGCATTAATAAGAGCAATTAATTCTGATTTATTTTTCGAACTACAGTTTTTAATACCCATACTGCTGCATTTTTGTAATAGTTCCGACCGATTCATGTTTGAATGATCCATTTGTTCTTTGGGTGATTCTTTGCAGAGTTTGGCGCTGTTTGCTTTATTATTATTATTATGATATGAAATCAATTTTTTGTTTAATTGAATTAAGTTTTTAGCATCCTTTTCGCAAAAATATGTACTCATGTTACTACTCATGTTATTTATATAATATATTAAATTTTTATTTTATATTAAAATACGTTATAAGTAGTAAAAAAAATAATAGTTATAGTGTAACAAATATTTTTTAAATAATAATGAATAATGATGTACCAAATAAAGATAATAAGCATTTGTTGGATAAATCTTCGCAAGAAAATACAAAAAATGATATAAAAAAAAAGAAAAGTTATAAAGATGACAGAAAGTTAAAAATGATAGAAGATAATATAATAAGAAAAACATTTAAATATTTATATGAAAAGTTTGATTTACGAGCAGTCCAAGAAAGTACAATATATCGTCACACTCATGATACATTTATTTTTTTAATCTCTTTTATTGTTTTGTTTAATACAAACTTATTACATTTAGTAATTATTTTTATAATTGTTTCTTTTGATGCTATTTCAATAGTTATACTCCACGGATGTCCTCTTACTGCTTTAGAACGTAAGTATATAAAGCGCTCATCATGTGACGATCGCGATGAATTGTTGAATGCACTTGGTATATCATATAATTGCAATCATGAGTATGAAAAACAAGTGGAGTTGCTTATAAATGTATGGATGATGGTTGCTGGAAAATGTATGTGTATTATAGGACTAAAGATGTTTAATATTAAATTATTTAATTATAATAATATTTACTCGAATTAATGATTATAAATGATTATAAATGAATATATAATAGTTTTTTGTATATATGTTTAAAAATATATAATTTAAGTTATTTAATATATAGACTATAAGATATATTAAATAATATATTAAATAATAATGAATAATAATAAATCTAAATCATTTTATGATATAATTATTGACTGGATACATAATATATTAAATAAATCATGCGATGATTTTGATAAATTTTATAGTATACTTTTTCAACCAAATCTTTCAGAAGATATAAATGTGCAAAATAATATTAAAAAAAATTTATTATCATGGTTATTCATTCTTATTACAATTTCAATTATTTCGTATAATAATATATTTCGCGGTGTTGCCACGTTTTTCTTTTTTATGTTTATTTCATATTTTTATCATGTAATTACACATGTACATAAAAACATTTTCTCTATAGTGCATCATTATCATCATGAACATGATAATTTTTTCTCTCATTTTATTCAGATTATATTAGAATCTACGATGCCTTATCCATTTGTTATAATGAGTATGTTATTTGACATCCATATTTTTGATCCATGGGTGATTGTATATTTTATGTTATTTTATTGCTCTGTACATAATGTTAATTATTCAATATTCAAAGTAAACAAAGTGCATTCACTACACCATAAAGAAGTGAATGTTAACTTCGGACCCGACATATGTGATGTTTTATTTGGAACAAAACATTATAGTGAAAATTCCGTAGAAGATACAAAGCATTATATACCAAATATTCTAATTATAACAGGAATTGTAATTATATTGAAATATGTATGCAAAGATGAATGGGTAAAAAATAATTTATTACTATTTGTATTAACAATATTGTCATTGGGAATAATACTTTTGTTTATTTCATCTATTGTTTTATGGTATTTAGAATGCAAGCAATATAACAATAAGATAGAAAATAGACTTTATAAAAAAAATAGTTCATATAGTAACAATAAAGATGACATAGATATAAGAGAAAGATCTTTACGAAAGAAAGATGTATCGAAAGTAATACACATTGAATAACCAATAAACTAGTAACTTTTGAATGTATAAACCAAAATATAACAATAAATATTCTAATTAATATTTTTATTAATCTAATTAATATATAATAGTATATTAATTAAAAGTATGAATAAAAATAAAAATACAGTTACTTCTAATGGCATAGATGCGGCTTTAGATAAAAGATTAAAAGAAACCGAAAACTGCTATAATTTTGAGAAATTAAATTATAAATCTGGATTACTTGATGATAATGTAGATGCTACATATATTATTCATTTAGAGGGTAATGGTAGATATGAAAATATTTTAAAACAATTAGAAACGTATGTACCTACGAGTAATATTTTTATATTATTAAATAAGGGATATTTAAAATGTCCAAAAAAAGGCATAACGACTTCATCTGCGGATTTAACTGATTGTTATTTGCAAATATTTAGACACGCAAAAATGCAGAATTTAAATAATATATTAATTCTTGAGGATGATTTTACATTTAATGAAAAAATAAAAGATTCATTTCATATTAAAAATATTAATGATTTTCTTACAAAAAAAAATGGGGATAATTTTATATATTTACTAGGCGCTATTCCTTGGTTTTTAGTGCCATATGATTCTTATAACTATAGGTGTTTATGTTCATCAGGTACGCATTGTATAATATATAGCAAGGCTCATCGCGATGATTTTTTATTGAATTACTATCGTAAGATGATTTTTACTGACTGGGACATTAATTATAATGTAAATTTTACAAGTAGATTCATATATTATACACCTCTTTGCTATCAACTATGCTGTAATAGTGAAAATTCAAAAGACTTAAAATTTTCTAATAAATATGCCGCATTTGGATCAGAAGTTGTAAAGTACTTAAATTATAATATAATATATAGACTTTTGGGATTAGATAAAAAACCTGAACCAGGGTATTCGATAATGTATTTTTATTCAAAGGTAATCTTTTATATTGTATTGTTAATTTTGATATATATTCCTTTTTTAATAATATATGTATTTAATAATTTTCATGAGATAAAAAAATATATTATTGAAGTTTTTCATTATGTTCGAAATAAAACGCAAAAGATATAATATATATAATCTAAACTGTACTGAACCTAGAAGACAATATTTTCATCAATCCATTTTTTAATCCTCAAGTTTGTGGGTTCTAGAATTTTATTTAATCCATCTATATAAATATCATGCGAATGTTCGTTATTTCCCATAAGCAATAAAGTATTGTATATAATATTATATATTTCTTGTGTATATATATCTGTTATACGAATAAATACATCATCTATATTTTTTATATCTTGATTTTGTTGAGTTTGATGATGTTGGTGTGTATTTAACTGTTGCATGTTAGTTATTGATTTTGCTTCACTATTTTTTTCTTCATCTGAATCATTATCTCGCAATATTTGTTGTTTAGATTTTGTATTTTTATTTTTTGTATTCGACGTAAATGACGATGGCAAAGAACGCGATGCGTGAGACGCGGGAGAATTAGATAAATGATCTATTTCAAATGTTTCTAATCTTTTATTCGCAAATGATTCAATATTATTTTCTCCTTCTAAAATATTTTTATATAATTGAAGGGTATGCAATATATGTATTTTATCAGTTTGACTATATGTTCGTATTAAATTATTAATACCGCTTTTTGCTAACTCGATTAATAGATCATACAATTTTTTACTTTCATGGTGTATTTTATCATCATTTAAAAAGTGATAAAATTTTTTAAATCTATAAAATATATTAAATAGGTAAAATAAGTCTTCTTGAGTATCGTTATTGTACCATCTTACAACGGATTGTGAATAGTTTGGTGTTTGAATCTGTAAAATATTATTTCTAATAGTTAACTTTGTTCCTATGGGCGAAAAAGAAAGATAACCAATTTGTAGTATTGCTTGTAAAGGCTCAAGAATTGTTTCAAATCTTTCCTTCTTTTTTTTTGGTTTAATTGTACTATATAATATATTTAATGTCGATTGCATTTTACTAATAGTTAATAATAATAAATTATATCTATATTTTTAATAGAAATATAGATATTATAATTAATATAATATTATCTTAATAATATCTTAAATAAAATTTTAATAAAATATTATAGCAATGATACCGATAAATAAACTAGTTAGTATAAATAGTGAATATAAAAATGAAGATAAAAAAAATATAAATGGTATAATATTGATACTTTCATGTCAAAAATATAAGGATACAAGATTAAAAGAATTTTCTTTAAGTAAGACAAGTTATAATAATTGGGAAGTAATATATGTAATTGGGGATTTATTTCAAGAAAAAAATTATATTTTAGATGGTAATTTTTTGTACGTAAAATGCGAAGATTCATATTTACACTTATTAAAAAAGTTAGTTTTGTCTATCAAATACTTATATAATATATTTAATATAAGTGAAGGAATTTTAAGATGCGGAGATGACTTGGTTATTAATGAAGATAATCTTATTAAATTTTTAGATAAAAGAACAAAAAAATATGATTATTATGGTCAGCACCCTATCGGCAAGAATTATATATGTTCGTCTAATACAATAAATGATTTGAAAAAAATAAAACAAGACAACTTTATGATTAATTACTATGCATCTCATCAAGATGATTTTTCAAATCCTCAACACAATTTAAAAGATGTAAATATTAGTTTATACTCTATTCGCCCTAATACATTTGGTGCAACAGGAGTAATTTATTATATATCAAAAAAATCGTGTAAATATTTAATTAGGCATATGGAAAGTATAAATTATGATATATTGCAATATGATAATTTTACTAAAAGTTACCCCTATATAATAGAAGATTGTGCTGTATCTTTTATAATGTATTTAAATGGTATACATTTTATAAATTCATATCTTTTTTATGACTCTCCTTTACACGATACAATAGCAAAACATACAAATAAACATAAATAAATATATAACTTTATGCTTCTAGTTTAGTATTATTATCATTTGTATCGATAATTATATTATCGCTTTCTGTAGAACTAGTCGTTGCATTAATTGTTGCATTAATTGTTGCATTATTTGTATAAATTGAATTTTTTTTTTTCAAAAACGGATTATGATTTCTTGGCATTGAAATTGGCGTTCCATCTTCATATGTATTTGATAAAAAAATATTATTAGCACAAAATAGTTTTATACAAGGAATATCATACTTTTCGCACCAACTAATAGATTTTTGTATATTTGATTTTTTCATTGTGTCAATTTTATCATAATTATTTTTATTTGTGGTCATATTTAATGTTGTAATAATATTTTCTAATTGTCGTTGACCAAGTACTACATTTATTTCTTCTATTTTATTCAAAAAGTAATAATCATGTTCTATATTTATTATTGACTCAATGTTATTTGTATCATTTAGTTTACAGAATTCGTTTAAAAATACTTCGGATATTTTTACGGAATCTTTTAATAAAAAATTTTTACATACAATATATTTTTCAGAATTCGCAAGTCTACTTGTATATGGTTTTGTTACATATACTTCGGAATATATACACGATAATAGATATAACATATCAACCGTTAGTTTAGAAAAAATATCAAATATTTTTAAAATAAAATGACCTCCTCTTTTTTGCATAGTAATAGCATATATAATCTCCGAAATTAATAATTTGCTTACTAGTTGTTCTTGTTTATTAAAATCCGTTGATACATCTATACCACCATCTGCGGTAATAATATCCATTGAATTTAAAAATCGATCTCTACAATATTTATAATTTTCTATTTTTAAAAGGTCGCCTGTACCATCCATGCCAGAAATAATATTTACATTTGGATTTTTTTCTAAAAATGTATTGCTTTTTTTCCATCCAGGACATCCAGGGTCATCGCTTACAAGTGTCATTCCATAATAAGTATCATTTGTATTTTTTCTTATATGTGAAATTGCTTCTATAAATCCACCGGGACCCTCTGCGAGGTGAAACGATGATATACTTTTTGTTTGTAGACTTTGCCAAACTCCATTTTGTTCTATACTTGTATCATTATTTGCATCATTGTGTATATCATTGCGTGTATTACTATCAGTACTAGTTTTAAAATTATTATTTACATCTTTTAATTCTCCTAGTTTAAATAGTTTCCATAATTCTATCATTTTATAAAAAGAACGCGATAGTGGTTTTAATTTACTAATTGACATTTTATTTCCAGGTATAATTGTGTGTATAAATTCATATGGGTTTGTATATTTTTTAATATTATCCCAAGAGTCAGCAGATACTTCTATTTGTTTTTTAAATTTTGATAAAAAGTCAAATAATGAATGTGATACATATGACTGATTTTTTTTATCATCTTCTGAATTTTGTTTTGAAGACAAAAAACTAATATTCTCGTGTATTTTTAAATTTTGAACTGATGTTAAAATATAATAAGACATTGATCTTATGGATATATGCTATACTAAATAATGTTTAGATAGTTTAATATAAAAACATTATTTAACTTGATATTTTATTTAATATTTTATTTAATATTTACTTCAAATTATATATTATTTTGGAATATCAGGTGTTCCTGATGCTGATTTCTTTAATGATAATTTTAATTTTTGACTAGGTGGTGGTGGTGGTGCCAATGCTGACTCTACAATTGATGATGATATTTCTGGTAAATCAGGTAATAATGTTGAATCTATACCACCCAACTCTGATAATACAATCTTATCTACTTTTGCTTTTGACTCTTTTTTACCAAGTTTTGATTTTTTTAATATAGATTCTGCAGCATCGCTCTCTAATGCTGGTTGAAGAACATCGGCTTTCTTAACTAATAATGGTGCTTTTTTACTTAACTCTACTATACCTTTCTCGCTAACATCTTTTCCTACTGCAACCGCTCCAGATGGCGTAGTTTGTTTTTTACTTTTTCTGGGAGACTTTGAGCCAAATAATTTTGAAACAACAGAACCTTCGGATCCTTTTGACGAGGATGATAATAATAATTCAGTTTCGCTTTCTAAGGTTTTAAGTTCAGCTTCTTTACTAGGTCTATATTTTAATAAAGATGGCTTTTTCCCTTCTTCGCCCAATAACTGCGATGCAACCATTTGTGCAGCCAGCGTATCCTTCAAATTTGCCCTTTCTTGGAATGATTGTATACCCGTAACACTTTGGAAAACATCTTCTACATCTACATTTGATATTTTTTTGAACACAAAGAATCTGTTATAAAATGAAATCTGTTTCTCTTTTGTACTCATAGAAAGCGCAAAACCATATTTTGTTTTTTGTGTTTTATCTTGCTGAACATCGGCTTCCATTTTTGCAAACAATTCGGAAAACATTCCTGTACCATTAGGAATACCAAGTTTCATAGCATCCTCGCGTTTTAATAGTTCAAATCCGTATGCCTCCATTAACTGTGTAAAGTATGCAAAATTTACCAGATATTCCTTTATTTTTTTATTTATTGAATCTTGAAATACGTCAATTGCATATCCGACGCAACTTATATCATTATCAAATGATGTTTGAGAATACTCTTTTGTGACTTCCCATATTTTTACATCATCTATATTTAATGTAATCGAACTTCCGCGTTCAATTGAACGGAGTGCTTTAAACATTGTAACACCATCATAACAAGAACCAATAAAGTAACCATCTACTTTTGTACACTGACTTATGTTTTTAAGGAAATTATTTAATTTTTGGATATTTTCGAAGAAATAATGAAGTGCAAATTGACACGATGATATATTAAAACCGTCAACTGCTTTCCCGTATTGTCTATATACTCCCTTTCCTAATACACCTTCGTCTTTGGGTCCTTCGTTAAACAATGCGTGAATAATTTGTTTACCTTTTTCTGTAAACATTGCTTCCCCTGATTTTATATTTACACTGCTGTTTCCATTTACGAATAATGCATATGGCATTGAACGAAATTTTTTGCGATAATTCAAGAATCTCGCACACGCACCGTCTAATCGGTTTTCAATATTGTCTTTTGATAAATCAATGCCAAATACAAACGAAAGTTGTGCTTCTATCCATTTAGGGAAATCGCCTGCTTTTCCTACAGCATAGTCAATAAGCGTATTGCCTCTTGATGCGGTTTTTGTAATAAGCATTTTTTTGACATATAAATTATGAAAATCGCGCATAGCACGTGTCTTACTATCCCCACTACTGCGATTGTAGTAAATATCATCATCTGCTAATTCATCGGGAATATTTTCACCTGTTTTTATCATTTCTTCAGTAATAGGATTGTGAATAGAATACCAGTTATTATTTGCCACATGATATGCATTTCCATAATTTTTTACTCCTCTTTTATATTCAGATGTTTTATCATATCGTACACGTTGAGGTATCCATCTCCAATGTTTAGGTCGAGATGCATCATAACTAAATTCAACAATTGTTTCATCTGTAAATATTTCATCTTGTTGAGTAAACATTTGCAGTACACCATTTTCATCTTCTCGTAAAGGAATATTACATATGTGAGTATCCGGATCATAAGGATTTGTAGGATAAAATGGAATAGGTTTATAACCTTCACTAATATCAGCATGTCCAGGTGTAGGTAGTTTGTCATCTATAACTGCAGCACATGGTTCTAAATAACCGTGTTTTTTTTCATCATAACCGACGCGCAATATTATTGTTTTATATTGTTGAAGTTGTTCGCTTTTAAGTGTATCAATTCCTGACTCAAAAATGTTGCCAATAATTTCCATGGCATTTTGATTTTTTTTCGTAGTAATTAAGAAGTCTATTGTGTTCTGATTTAATGGTTTCCATTTAAATGACATATCCCATGTTACTTTATGCAATGGTCCCGCTCTACCCACAACATTACTTGCTACGCCTGTATTTGCGGGTGTATATATTAAACCATCAATTTCATATTCATAAATTCCTGCATCTTTCCCTGCCATAATTGATCTGCTGCACATAAATATATTTTTATCCGGTGTTGCAATTTCGAATTTTTTAATATTGACTTTTATTGGAATGTTGTCGCCCTGAATAATAGGCTGTATTTTCATAAACTGAAGTACTTGTTTGAGTAAATCTAACCTTGATTCTGAATTCCCTTTTCTTGCACCACGGCGAACATCTTCTTCTTGTTGTTGTTCTTCTCTTCTTTTTCTTGCAGTAGAACTTTCCCTTTTTCTTTCTTCTAAATCGGCATCAAAATTACCTTCATCTTCTAGTAACTCTTCTCTTACACGTGTTGCTTCTTCTTGTTCTAATAATTGGTTTATAAATGGGTGATGGCGAATATCTCTGTTATTTAAGAAATAAATATCAAATGCTGCGAATAAATTTATATATTCTCCTCTTTTATTGTGTATAATATGCTCGCCATCAATAAGTGTATTATATAATTTCTCTTCACCCGCGTATGCACCTGTAAATTCAAAATCCATATTTGTATTTATTAAATATATACGCCCATTCGGAGCAATGTATAACATTTTCCGCATACCATCGGCCTTGTCTGTTACTGTATAATCTGTTCTTATATTTGGAATAGTACAGTCGCTATTTATCGGTGCAATATTCGCCACTTGTAGAGTATACGATGATGGACCAATAAAATGATTCGGATTTAATTCTACAGGTTCATTCATTAATGCTTCAGCTCGTTCTCCTGTTGCAGAACTTTTTTCTCCTTTCAATTTTGATTTTGCTTCTCTTTTTTCACTTGGGTGTAGTAAATAGTAATAGTCGTTTTTTATATGCATAAGTTCCTCATAAGATACTGGAAAATTTGTTCCTTGAATACCAGCCAGAATATTCTTTATTCCGACTCTTAACATATCTGCAACAACAACCCCGCTTTGTAGACGAGTCCCCGCACCAACTACCGAGTTATCCATTTCTATTTCAATTTCATATTTTGGTTCACAGGCATATACTTGAGATGCTTGAAACGAATATTCAGGTTTAAGATGACCATCTTTGCGATGCGATTCTTTAACTACAGACATATCTACAAAGAATGGATAACTTTCATGAACAAGTGTAGTACGATTAAGATGTCGAAATATTTTTTTATTGTCTACCCATGTACTTAAAATAGATTGCCCCAACGATGAAGTTGGGGGGATTAGTTTTTCTTTTTGATAACTTACACGGAAATTGAATTCGTCAAAATTTACTGGACGTATATATTCTGATCCTTCTTGTGCTGCTGTTTTTTGCACAAATCTATATGTTATATCTGCAAGACTATCCGTCCTGCAATATTTTTGTATATTACTTAACCCATATATTTCTGCACGAATGTTGGAGAGTTTTGTCTTGCCTGTCGATATATCCGTGAATTCGGTTTGTATTTTTAGACAATACTCTTGTGATTTAACAATTTTAAAACCTGATGAAATTAATTTTTTTATAACATTGTCAAAGTCATCTTTTGTTATATTTTTGATACCTCTTGTTCCGAATTTTACTTCTAATTCTGATATTCCATCTGAACGGTTTAATACGTTGTCTAAATATTTTTGCGTGATATTATTGAATAATTCTTTTTGAGTTGAACGTTGTTGTGATTTAGACATTTTTGTTCGGTATATCTCTTGTATATATAATTCTACATATTATTTTATATTGTAATCAATTTTATATTACAATATAATAATCAAAAAATAATTATCAATTATTTTTATTCATAAATAAGGTTATACACTAAGTGACGTCTGTAATTATTACTATATTTATTACTATAATTTTTGTAATATATTAGCATATAGTTCTGCTTTTGTTTTTTTTTTATTTAAATCATTTAATATAGATATGTCTAGTTTTTCGCATATTTTAACCAGATCTCCTACAGAGTATGTTGTAATAGCTCGAAGTGGTTTATCAATGTTATCTAATTTTAATAATGATAATTTTATTTTTTCTATATAATTTTGATGTTCTGGAATTATTTCTGTATCATTTACATTCATCTTGACAGGTAGAGCAATCGAATAATTATTTGTATCCGAATTATACTTAATAATATATGTAGGTTTATCTATATTTGTAAACATTTCATAGTATGTGTTCTTATGAACATAAAAAATATTTATATTGTAAAATATACATAATGCATACAAAACTTTAGGTGTTATATTTGTCATTAATCCTCCCTCTAAAAAGTTTTTTGAAATTTTATTTTCTTTTAATAAATTTTTATTTTCTCCCTTTTTTATTCTTTCTATTGTTTGGATTTTGAACTGTTGTTCTGCTGTAAAATAGTTTGTTTCATACTCATATGATTGATATCCATTATATATAATATAAAAACACCAAAAAAGTGTATCTTTTTGAGATGGTGTAAAATATTTATTTTGTTGAATATTTTCTTTGTTATATTTTTCATTATCTTTCTCATTATTTTCTTGGTTGTTTGTATTTTTATCAACAACACTATGTAATATTATATTTTCATTGCTATTATTAATATGTACTTTGCTTTCTTTTGGAACTTTTAATTTTTTATTCGAAATATTACATGTATCTAAACTCATATTCTTACAATTTTTCAAAAAAGTATCTGACAGCATTATATTTTTTAACATTTTTATTTTTTCTTCCATTTCCGATATTGCGGATGCATAAATATTATATTGTTCCGCCATATTTGTAAATTGTTTTTTAACTATTGAATTCAAAGCCGATGCTACCGAATCTTCTCCGGTTATACTTTTTGTTTTTTTAATATTTTGTTTTTTTGTTTTTGTATTCGGTTCTTGTTCTATCGTTGTTACACTTGCACATGCACTTGCGCTTGACATTAATGATCGATGGCTAAAGATATGATGCTACTTTGTTTTATACCACAGCATATCTTTATTATAGTTTTCTATTAATTATATCTTGTAGTATTCTATATGGTTATAAGTATGTAAATAATATTACTATTTAAAAAAAGAACATGCTAATTTTTGTTTCTCTTCTTCTATCTCGTTTAATTGATCTTCTTGTTTATTAACATAACTCAAGTATTTATAAATTTTATCTAGTATAGATGAATCAACGTATGTAAGATTTATAAAGACACCATTTTTATTTTCATTTATTTCGACATCATTATCTTTTAATATTCTCAGTATTTCGATTTGATGAAATGTATTTGTTGCTTCAATTTGTTCTTTTAATGACTTTAAAGAATCTACAAAAAATTTTTTATCAGTTAAATATTTTTGTATCGGCTTTGAAGAATTATTATAGTTTGTTGTGTCCATATATTCTTAGTTTAATTATTAGATTAATATAAAAAAATCTTTCTATATTAATTTATTTTCAAAATATAATTTGTATCATAATAAACGAGTAGGAATATTATGAATCTATGTTACTCGTGATTTTTTGTTTTTTTGTGGCTTTTGGTTCTTTGGGTACCTTTGGTTCTTTGGGTGCCTTTGGTTCTTTCGTGGCTTTTGGTTCCTTGGCAGCTTTTTGTGCTTTTACCGGCTTCGGTACTGTTCCTGTGGTCATTGTTGTTGTGGTTGTTGTAGTAAGAGTTCCATCAATAATAATTGCAGGTTTCTTTTTTAGTGTTTGTTTTTCTTTTTTTGGAGTTACTATTTCGCCTATGATTTGAATAAATTTATCGTTCATTTCAAATCTTTTTCCTATAATTTTTACTTTGATTGTATCTCCTTCCTTTATAGAATTGAAATAAGAATTTGGTGACTGTGTATGATAGTCCCGTGTAACATAAACAACAATTGGCGAATGTTCATCTGACGATACAGCCCTAATACCTGCCTGTGTTATATTTTTTGCAAGACAATCGATGATTGAATTTTCTACTGGATTGCATACAAGACATTCAACTTCAAGATTGAATTGTACATTTTTTTGTACTATTTTACCACATGTGAAATTAATAATTTTAACAGAATCAGGTTTAATAAAGCCATTCGAAATGCATCGTCCTTCAATACAACTTATCAATGTTGTATGTAATAGTGCTAAAATATTGCTTCTACTTGATGCGTGCATGTTAATCAGAATAAATGGCAACAGAATATCATAGTTGATTATTTTTTTCTTATATAAAGAACCCTCATCGTTATTTTCATCTTCATTTTCATTATCACTATTGTCATTGGGATTTATGTTGCTTATTTTTATTGTGGTTGTTGTTGTATTCGAATTATTTTTATGTTTATTGTCTTCGCTGTCACTATTATTTCCATCACTATTAGTATCGCTATTGTCATTTCTATTATGACTACTCGTATTATGCGGCTCTATATGAATATTATCTGGATAATTATCTGATCCACTATTGCAATCCGATGCGCCAAATGATATAATATCATTTGAAATATTCGTTTCTTGTATCGGACATGGCGTAATTGATATATTAATATTTGTGTCTCCAATTTCATTTACTGTAGATGAAATAGCTGTATTTGTATTTTTTTTCGCACGTGGAACACGTGTTACTTTTTTCTTAGGTTGTGTTGTAGTAGTTGTAGAAGTACTATTCGTAACCTCTTCTTCCGTAGTTTTTGTAACAAATGTTGGTTGTTTGAGCATTTATACGACTGAAATGTACGGATACTGTTTACTTTATATATTAAATTATCTTTATAATAGTTTCAATTTTATTTTGTAATAAATAATAACCAATAAAAATAACCAATAAAAATAACTAAATAAAAATGTAAATTATAAAATTATTTTTACTTTCAGTTAGCTATAATATGTTTTGTATTAACTTTCTTCTCCTGGATTTTCACTTTCTTCTCCTGGGTTTTGGCTTTCTTCTTCCGGTGTTTCACTTTCTTCTTCTAGTGTTTCACTTTCTTCTTCTGGTGTTTCACTTTCTTCTCCTACCACTTCTGCACCTTGTGCACCTTGTGCACCTTCTTCAATATTTTCCAAAGATTTTGATTGATCCATCGTCTCGCTTAGTAATTCACCAGTTTCTTCTGAAATAGCAGATAAAACACTAGTAGGTTTGACAATATTTGTTCTAGGTTTTTTACTTGATTCTATTTGTTCTCTTCCGACTTCGAGTTCAAGTTCTGCAATTACAGATACAAATGTATCATTTAACTCAAATCTTTGACCGATTACTCTTACCATAATAATATCACCAACTTTTAATTCGGAAAAATATGGAATATTATAATGATGGTCTCTTGCTATAAAAATATTTACCGGCGAATAAATATCTTCATCTACACGTGCGAGTATACCGGCGTTTGTAATATTTTTAACAGCACATGATATTCGCATTCCGTGAGGCGGGTTACATACTAAAAACTCAAATACAACAGTAAATATTGCAACATTGCCTGTAATATTTCCACACGAATATGTTATAATTTTTACTGAGTCGCGTTTAACATACCCTTCTATACAACATTTTCCTTCAAAGTTATCTGATAATATTTTCTCAAGCACCGATTTTATATTAACACCAACAAATTTTACCGGAACAGTAAGTTTTTTTGAAATTATATTTTTAATATATAGCGACATTTTGCCTGGTATAGTACTTCTTTTAACTGAATCTTTTTTTGATCCTCTAGATGATATAAAAGATTGCATATAATAATTTGTATATATTATATGTAAATAAATGTTATATATTAATAATACTGTAATTAATTATGTATTAAATAATTAAAATAATTAAATATTATTAATTTTAACTTGTAGAGGTGTCAAAAACCATCTTCTGCCATCTTCAGTATTATGGTTAAAGAATCTTAAAAGCATCTCTTGAAAAATACATAGTTCCGTTTCTGTTGTTTCACGATTATTCTGTATAGAAAATGGTTCTGTATTATCTATATGTATTCTATTAACAAATAATTTAATAAGTTTATCATCGGTTAATGTAAAATCTATATTTTTTTTTGCTAAACCATCTACAAATGTTTTGTAATCATACCCTAGAATACGAAGTAATTTTTTAATTGATATACTTTCTGTTAATTTTTTTTCTTCTTTTATGATTTCGCTAAGTTCATTGCGTAAACTGTATTCAGTATATTCTTTGCTTTTTTCTCCTGGAAGTAACTCAAGGATATCTCTTAGTTTTTCAGGTGTTAATATTAATACTAAATTTTCTATTGTTTTTGCTCTTGATGCTTGATCACATCTTGCGGCAATACTACCTTTTTCTAATTTTTTAGTTTTAAATATGCGCGAAGAATAATCATTGCGTTTCATAGATGTTATAAATCCAATAACAATGCTTAGATCATTATCTTTATTAATTACATTTTGTCTTGTTATATCTGTTTTAAAGTAAGATGCGTCTGTAGTTCCGCCTTGTACCCATACATTTTGTTCTTTATTTTTTATGAATAGTGTTGCTTTATCGTTGTTGGATATTAATATTATTCCTTCCATCTTATTTCCACGTAAAATACAGGTTTCATAATAATCTTCCATAAGTTGGTCAAATTCGTACTCTGCGGGATTTCTTGCTCTTTCTTGGAGAATTTTTTGACGATTTATAGAAATAATATGGTTTAAAATAGAAATTGTATCATCGAGATTCAATTCTTCTAAAATATGTTCAACAATAAATTTTTTTAATAAATCATCCGGAATAAATGATAATTTACTTTTTAATACGTGTCCACAATTATAATACCAGTCATTATTACCTCTTGTATATGTATTTGGTTGAATCGCTTTTTTAAATAAATTTCTAGATTTTTTAAGTATAGTTGGCTCTTTTTTAATTGCAGACAGTAACTTACTAACGTCTTCTTCTTCTTCTTCTTCTACCGGCGCTTCTTCTAAACCTTCCTCTACATTTTCTAGTTGATCCATTCTTTTGCGCATTTCTTCTTCATCTTCTGGTAATTGTGCGTCAACGTTCATTCCTGTTTTTTTTGAAGCTATAGATGATAAATGTTTCTTTCTTATTTCTTCTAGTTTGGATGTTTCCTTAGTTGTTTTTAGTATAATTTTTTCGCGTTTAAAGTCGACAGGTTTTTGTCTATCGCGAAGTGGAATGATGGGGTTGTTTAATTCTAAAGGCTGAAAAAAATAGTATGATCCTACATTAATGAGTCTCCCGTATCTACCATATTTATCTTTAAGAAATTCATTTTTATCTTCAAGTAATTGTGTAAGTGCAATATCTATAGCTTCGATTGGATATTTTTTATTATAATTTATTGTACTGATTAGATCACTATTTATATCTTTTAACTCATCACTTGTTGCAATCCGTTTATAGAAGTATCGTTCTTGAAAAATATCGCGTATTCGTTGTATTATTTTATCTGTATTCATTGTTAATATTGCATCTGTAAATATATCGGATTTCTTTCCAATAGATCTGCGTGACATGTCAGGTTTACAACTAAATACGCATTCCATGTAGTCGCATATAGGTGAATTATTTTTATCGCCTATTTTATATTCTATAGTTATGTTTGAATTGTGTTCGGGATCGTAAGAAGAAAGTATTTGTGTAACGGGTTCGTCATTTAATTTTTCATCAAAATTTTCTTCTGTAAAATTTGTTTGTTCAATATTTAATAAGCAATCAACTGCACTTTCTTTAAGTACACGACTTACCTCACCTATATATCTTGCTTTTCTTTCAGATAATCTATACATGTATATGTCTGCTGCTTCTTGATTGGGTGTTTTTGTTAAAATAGACCCGTGAAGAAATATCTGTACATTACGTTTTTCAAAATCAAGATCTTTATGACTACAGTTACGTACAGCTCTTCCTATTGTCTGTTCTATTAAGTTAATATTATACCATGGTTCTAATATATGAGTTTGTCTAATATTTTTAAAATCTAACCCTTCAGTGCCCGACTTTGATATAATAACTACTTTTACAAATCTTCCATCGTAGTTGCCTTCATTTGTAGTTGCTTTAATATCACTTACAGTATCAGGAGACAGGCTTTTATCTCCTGAGATAATGATATACTTTGCAGGAAAAAATGTTTCACCTGATTTCATTTCACTTCTTTTTTTGCATGTTATTGCGTCGATTAGTTGTGTACCACTTGGGGGTCTATCAAATAATGAGTGTGCTTTTGTTCCATATCGTGTAAATCCCATACTTTCTAATGCAAGTGCCATTGGTATTACACCACCATCGATATAAAAACTATAAATTAATATAATACCTTCTGACTTATATATATTATCGCAAATGCTTTTTATTTTTGAACTGTAATTCCCTATTAGATCTGGTGAAAATATTGGAGGTACTGAATCTTTATATCTAAAACCTGATTTTTGGTCTTCATTGTAGTCCATAATTTGTCTAAGTCCATATTTTCCTACAAGTATTCTGATGTCGTAATTTAAGTCATCTCTTTCGGGGTCGAAGTCGTCAGCTGGATATGCTATATTCAATGCTTCAAGCGGACGTTGTAATAATGTAATGCCTATTGAGTCTGTTTTTTCAATATTTCGTAATTCTTCGCTATTTGATTTGTTTAATTGTTTAATAATATATGCATATACGCTTTGTTGATAGTCAGATAAATTAGATAAATATATTTTATTTTGCATATGTTCTAATTTACGATGTTCGGGTATAATTTTTTTGTTTAATTGTACTGTTGGTATTTTATATTTATCGACTTTTTCTAATTCTCCCGTTTCTCTCCCAGAGAATGTATGATCAGGTGCAAACTCGTCGGGATATATACGGAATGGAAATGTGTATGGATTTTCGCCGCGGATGTAAGATATGTATCCGGTTGAAAATCTTCTTAAATTTTCGCGTCCAGTTTCCGTTATTTGTCCAGGATCTTCTTTTGTTTCTAAAAATATACCATCCTCAGGATTATCGTTAAAAACATCACGTGCAATAATAGGAGGTCTTCCATCATTCAAGCGCATAATATTGATAAGCCATATAATTTCGCGATAACTGTTGTACATTGGTGTTCCGGATAAAAGTAACAAACGCATTAATAGAAATGAACCAAACTTTACCAATTTTTGTAACTGAGTAGCTACCGACCTATTTGATGAATCTTCGGTGTTGCGTATGTTATGGAACTCATCAATTACAATTAAAGAATTGCCAAATACTTTTTTTAATTCTTGCATAACTACTTTTGTTCTTTCTGATATATCTTCTATATCCTCGCCTACATTTGATGTTTTTTCAATAAGTGTTGCAAATTGATCATAGCCGAGGAAAAGATAAGATCTGCGGATTATTTTTTTAACTTCTTTTATTACTTTTTCTTCATCCATACCTTTCATATTCATTGGGTTAATTTCTTTCAAATATTTGTTGCCTGTGCAAGCGCGAATATTCCAAATACCATCAATTAATTTTAGTTTTCTTCTGTCAAAAAGTTGCAGTTTAAAATTATCTTGTACATTTGGACTTGCTACGACAATTATTTTTTGAGATGTAGACATACCAATTTGCGAAAGATAGTCTCGCATTTCTTCGCATATTGTTATCGCGGAACATGTTTTCCCCGTTCCTAGACCATGGTATAAAAGAAGACTGTTATATGGTGTTTGAAATGATAAAAAATTACGTACAAATAGTTGATGTGGAGATAACTGAAAATCTGCTCTACACATATTGTTTGCATGTTCTTTTATTTTTTCAAGAGAATCATATACCGTACCATCATATTGTGTATCAGCGAATTCTTTTTTTGAAGCTATTTTAGTATTAAAGTTTGGATCTTCTAGTGTAGGATAAAGAAAACTATATGCGTCATTTTCATCGACTTCAACGTCAGGTGGTGATGGAATAGGTGATGGAGGAGCTTCAACAGGTGGTGCAGGGTTTTTGTTTTTTTTTACAGCCGCGGGCTCTAGTAATTGTGGCGGCGGAGGTGGTGGAAGTGGGGATGTTTTGGATGATGGGGGCGGAGGCGGAGGTGCTTCTGATGATGTTATAGACGCATCGATAGGTGGTGGTGGCGGTGGTAAATCAGGAGATGAAGATGATGTAGATACAGATGATGCTGATGTTTGAGGTATTGATGGTATTGGTGGAGGTGCGCGTGATGATAGTGATGATGATGATGATGATAATATTGGTGTATTAGATTTATTACTTTCTATTTTATCCATTTCTCCCGTTTCTCCTGTTTGCCCCGTTTTTTGTCGAACACCTTTGCTTACAGATGGTTCCGATAAAACACTCATGCTCGTAGATGATGGCGCCGAGCTACGCATTTCGTCTACTTTAACACTTGGAGCAACACTATCTGGTACAGTCGATAATGAAAAAACGGATGACGCATTTGATGGCGTTGTCTGTTTTGAAGATACAGAAGTTTTGGTCGAAGTTACACTTGGTGTTAATTTGCTACTGGATTTAAGTTTTATATTTATGGGTGTAACAGGTACAAGGGGTGATGGAATACTTACTTTAGATAAGTTTGAAGATGATGATGCAATATCACTAAACTGGAGTTTGCCAGGTTTAACAGACGACGACATAGTAGAAGGAGCAGATGAAACATCGGATAATGAAGATAAACCTAGATTAAGAGATGGTTTTGAACTAGATGCTACAGTTGTAATAGAAGATGGCGCAGAAGAAAGATCAGATAATACAGGTGGTGTTAATATATTTTTTGGAGATGATGATGAGTTTGATGTTTTAATAGATGGTGGTCGCAATGACGCCTCATCAATATTTAATTCTGCATCCGAATCTGGATCAGGTTGTCTTTTTTTTAATGAAAATCTTTTTTTTGTAAGAGATTCCGATGGTGGTGGACTTTTTCTATCGGACATTATATATAAATGATTATAGTTCTTATATAATGTTAATATAATCTATATTCTTGTAATACTTTATTTATTTTTTGTATTATATTAATTTTCTCTAAATTATAAGGGCGTATTAAATTGATACAATCATCATAACTAACCCATTTTATGTTTCTAACTTCTGATTTTTGGTAATCTTGTATTTCTAATCCACCATTTATCATATATGCTAGATAATATTTGTGTTTATAACTTTTTATATTTGATCCAATAAATATTTCTTCATATGGTATAATATTTTCAATAAGTTTAAAGTCAGAAGAAGAATATCCTGTCTCTTCTGAAAATTCCCGAACTCCACAATCAATATCTTTTTCCTGGTAATTTCTACGTCCTTTAGGAAATCCCCATTCTGGTTCAACCCAAGATGTTGTAGAAGACTTGATTAAAGATTCAATATTATATTCTATATCTTTAATTTTTATTCCTTTTTTTAATGATTCAAATTTATCTTTAGATGATGCCTCTTCGCTTCTATATTGAAGACCTGAAAATTCACCCCATAATAATTTCCACATATTTTCAAAATCCATTGTTAATAATTTATTTTTTTCATCAATTGTCATTTCATTAATAAGTGTCTGTATATACTGCAAATTATACAAAGGATATTTTCCTCTTATAAATTCTACAAACCCGAAACTGTCATTTCTTTGTATTAAAAGATACTGTAGCCCTCCCATTGTTGAATTATATCGAAATGAAATTATACCGATACTAGTAATTGGATTTTTACAATCATTTAATAAATGACCTATTTTGCCACAATTATTGCAGAAATTATTATATGGAATTTTTAAAGATTTTGCATTCATAATTATTTATTTATTATATGTATTCTTCACAATCTTTTTATATTGTTTCAAATTAGTAATGGTATTAGATTCGAATGTTTGGGGACCACACTATTGGTTTGTTCTTTTGACAATTGCAATATGTTATCCGATACATCCAAATGATGTGACCAAAAAGAAGTACTATGAGTTAATTCATAACTTTCCTTTATTTATGCCCGATTCACGAATAGGCAAGAATTTTAGTGGCTTATTAGATAAGTACCCAATAACTCCTTATTTAGATAGTCGTGATTCTTTTATAAAATGGGTTCATTTTATACATAATCGAGTTAATGTTATGCAGGGTAAAGAGGAAATATCACTTTCGCGTGCATTAAAAGAATACTATTATCACTATAAACCAAAGGCAATAAAAATTCAAGAAGAAAAAAAATATCGACGTAAACTAATATTTTTTGTAGTATTAGTTTTATCTATATCTGCGGTTTATTATTTATATAAAAAATAATATAACATATTTGATTATATTTTAATTTATTTTCTATTAAATTTATTGTAATAAATTAAAATGTAATGATATTATAATAAGATTATTAATATTAAATGACGGTAAAAAAATATAATAAAATACGTTTAAGTACCAAATATAAACACAAACACAAATATAATCATAACTATAAATCCAAAGGGAAATTTAGTTTTAAAATAAGAAAAATAAAAAAATTAAATAATCAAACAAAAAAAATAGATGTAGGTATTGCAAAAAGTAAAATAGTAGGCGATTGTAAGGGAGGAGCACCTTTTATAAAAGGTGGTTATGGTTGTATTTTTAGACCAGCTCTTAAATGTGTAGGTGCAAAATCGACACCTAACTATGTTAGTAAATTGATAGAAACAAAATATGCCAAAAGGGAGTATGATTATGTAATGGAAATTAAAAAGAAGTTATCAAGTTTAGGTTCGGATATAAGAAAGTATTTATTATTAGATAATGTTACAATTTGCGATCCAGCACCTTTAACAGGAGATGATATGAAAAACATGGAAAATGTATGTGGTGATATTTTGTCAGATTTAAAAGATAAGTCTACAAATGTTCCATTGGATTCAAGTAATATAAATAATAATTTAGATAAATTCAAGATTATAAATATGCCCGAGTTAGGGATATCTATTCATGACTTTATAAAACAAGGCAAATTAACACCCCAAGACCTTATAAAAATAAATAACATTATTATTGATTATATATTAAAAGTTATACCCAATATCAATAAACATGGCGTTGTACATGGGGATATAAAAAGCTCAAATATTCTGTTTAGTAAAATGGATAAAAATATTCCAATATTAATTGATTGGGGTCTTTCATATACATCAAATAAGGATGGTACTATACCTGAAGATTTATTTACATTACACGTTCAGTGGCAACACCCTTTTTCTACATTTTTATTTTCAAAAGACATTATTGATCAATACGAAATATTTTTGAAGAATATGAAGAAAGATAATCTTCCATTTACGCGTAATTCTTTGCGTGTTTTTGCGATATCACATTATTTGAATTATAAAAAAGTGAATGAAAAACAACATAAGATTTTAAGAGACATATTTATAAAAGCTCATGAGGGTGATTTTTTAAAACATTTGAAAGGGGAACAATTATTTGTAGATGATGCGATAACTGAACAAATGTACATGTATTATGTAATAAATTATATTATTGATGTTTTAATGTCATATACTGATTTAAGTAAAGATAAACTCAATTTGGATAAATATTTTAGTACTGTTTATATTTATAATGTTGATATATGGGGTATAATGTCAATATATTATGAATTTATTATAAATTCTCCTACAAATTATACCTTATCTAGTAATGAATATAAATTATTTATTAATAAAATTATGCATATATTAATAGAACATATATTTGTAAATGGTAGTCAAAGGATTAATACTGAAAAGTTGGCGAATAGTATAAGAAATGTAAATAGATATTTGGAGGGTATAAATAAAGGAGGTCACATTAAAGAACGAAACATAGAATTTAATAATAAAATGAAAAATAATGTATCATTTTATAAAAAAATAGAGGATAGTATAGGATTAAGAAAAAAACAAATAGGTATGCGTGACATAGGCATGGATGTACCCGAAGTTAAAACTGGAGGAAATCGTAAAAATAAAAGTCGCAAAATAAATGTTATAAAACTTTCATGTAGAGCTATGTCTACTAGAAAAAGAAAATCTATGCATAAAAAATAAATAAAAAATTTATTATATATTGACTATATAGTGATTATTATATATTCAATAATATATAGTCAATAATATATAATCATTAATATATAATGAAAATAGAAGCAATAATATTTATAGTTACTGCTGTACTAATAGCAAATACGTATTATGATGGTAAATTAATAAAATTATTAAATACTGTGAAAAGTAGTAAGTATTTGAAGATGGCTACTTTTGGGTTTGCAGGATTATCGCTTTATCTATTTTTAAAAAAGAATCCTGAAAATTCAAGAGAATTTTTTGGTCGTGCAAATGATATGATAAAGACGTTGCCAATGACGCGTGGTTCCATGGATATAATTAGTCCATTTTTAAATTTAACAAACACAAGTTCATTTACAGATACAAATCAAGATATTTATATGAATGAAAATGCAATGGGTGGAGGCGCAGGCAGCCAAGGATCTCGCGCATCACAAGTTCAACGTATGATGCAATCGGGTAGAGGAACCACTAAAAGAAGTGTAAGTGAGACTAAGAAAAAATTTGTCGCAGCAAGTCAGAATTGGCTGTGTGGTGATTGTAGAGTACAATTACCTGCATGGTTTGAAGTAGATCATGTTATTGCTTTGCATAATGGAGGAACAAATGAAGTAAATAACTTGGTAGCACTATGTAGAGATTGTCATGGTAAAAAAACAGCAATGGATCGTTTAGATAGTCAGTAAAAATAAAAAGTAAAAAATAAAGAGTAAAAAATAAAAATCAATAGAATGAAAATGTTTTTATATATTAAATTATAATAAGATAATATATAAAACTACGATGGCATTAACATCATCGGAATTCATATCATCAATAACAAAATTTATAATATTCATGTTAATGTTAATATCATTTATTCTGTTATTCACATCGGGTGGATTAATATCTGGTTATACAATAGGCATATTTTTACTTTTATCTATTCTTACAATCTGTAGTTTAAAAAATATAGGAAATTTAGGTATTTTGAGTGATATCAACATGTTAACATTTATGTGGTGTTTTCCTGTTATATTAATATTAGTTCTTTCAAGACAGTACTTGTCGGAGAATATTAAGAATGTTACTGATCCTTTATCTGTTATGTTAGTAGTTTTGCTGGTGATAAATTTTTCTGCTTCTACTATTGTGAATGGATTAAGTTTTATTTTTATGAAAATTGTTGAACTTGGAAATGCATTGTTACCAATTTTTATAGGATTGATTATGATCACGCTTATTATAAGTATAGTATTTTTCTGGGATAAAATATCAACAAGTGTAAAAATATGGAGTTTTGTTATTGTAATTTTATTGATGATTCTATTTTTTAATGGTGAAAATATTATTGCATATATTGCCACAAATAAAATGTCACTTGCAATGAATGCTATTATTGTAGCAGGTTTTGCAATAGTAAATTATGTTTTGTACAAATATACCAATAATGGGTTGTTTGCAAATGTTTTTCAGGTACTTTCTACAATTTTTGTATTACGATGGTTGTATTTGTATGCAGTTCAGTTTTTTGGAAAGTCGGGTGTAAAGACTTTTACAGATATGCATATACCTGAAGGAAGCACTAGTAAAGATGAAGTAAATACATTTTTGTCATATTTAACAGATATAAATTTTTATTGTGGAGCAATAAAATCAGTATTTACATCAACTATTAAATATTTTTTGTTGGCAATATTTTTATTCTATGTATGGTTTGTCATATATATTTATTATAAAAATAGTTTTGAATTTTTGACAACATATAAAACATTATCACTATTAGGATTTTTAGCATTAGGTGTAGTGTTATTATTATTAGTTATTTATACATTATCAGGTAGTTCTCAGGGTCTAAAGGAAACGAGTCAAGTCGCTGGTATTTTGAGTAGAGTTGTATCATCATTTGTTGTATTTGCTATTATACTAGGGGTTGTTGTTTATGCTTTATCTAAAATTATAAGTATTCCTTCAACTACTGCACAAATAATTAGCTTAATTAATTTCTTTTTATTGATGGGATTAATAGCATTAATTTTGAGTATATTCAACTTTAATACATCATTGCCTAATGTAGTACTAACCGGTAGTGGTGGATTTAAATTTATATTTGATTTTATTGTTAAATTAATTTTATATATTCCTTGTTTAATCATAGATTGTTCTGATGCAATAAGGGAACAAATTAATCTTGCTAAGAAGGAATACACAGTTTTAATTATACTTGTAATTGAATTATTATTAATTGGTTCTAAATTTCTTGTACCGAAATTGTTTAATAATATTGTAAATAATGATGGTATTTTGATAACAAAAAAGGTATATCCTTTAGAAATGAAGAATCAAGTTGTTATTCCGCCTATGTTACATAATATGAAAAAGAACTCGAATTATGGAGTGTCGGCGTGGATATATTTGCATCCTGTACCCGATAATACGAATGAAGCATATATTCAGAATACGTCATTAATAAACGTAGGCTTTGTTCCTGATATTCAATTTAATGCTCAGAAAGGTACATTAGTATTTACAGTTGATGTTACCGATGTTAATGGTGGTAAAAAAACGGTAGTTGTACCATCTAAAGAAAGCGGTAAAGAGATAAAGCTATTATACTCGCGATGGAATCATGTTTTTGTTAATTTTATGGATGGTGGTATTGATATATTTATAAACGGAGAGTTAATTGTCTCTGCACCTGATGTAATACCATATCAAAATCCTGGTGGAATAGTTATAGGTTCATCGCCGGGAATATACGGTGAGATGTGTAATTTAGTATATTATAAAAATCCTGTATTAGCTCAAAATATAAAGTTGATATATGATGCAATGAAAGGATTTAACCCACCTGTTCCTCAGTAGATATGTAACACTTACGTTAACTTATGAATAATTTAATATTTAATTTATTATTTGATTTTATAATGTAATTCACTAAAATTATTAAATAATAAATATATTAATTTAGTTTAATTATAATTGTATGTACTTTAGAAAATTTCTAGATGTATATTATAAATGAATTTAAGTTTAATAATCGGTGGTGTTATTGTTGTTATAATTTTATATATAATTTGGGGTTATTTTTTCACGACTACTCAAGTATTGATGTCTTTTCAAAAAGCGGACATAGTAACTACAGTAAGAGGAAATACTATAGCCGAAAGTGGTAGAAATGTGTACTCATTTTCTTTATGGACTTATATTGATGATTGGGGTCAACATTATGGCCAATATAAGAATATTTTAGAAGTATCCAGTAATACAAGCCCAGATCAACGAATTGGTAATAGTTCAACAGTTTTCAAACTAGTTTTTGATAAAACAAGAAATGATTTATTGATTTATGTAAGTAGTATTGATGATCGCACTGATCCAGACAAGCCACCCACTTGCAGCATTACCAATTTTCCTTTACAGTCGTGGGTTAATATTGGTATTAGTGTGTATGGACGCGCCGTAGACGTTTATATTGATGGTAAGTTGGTAAAAACATGCTCAATACCACATGTAGCAGCTCTTATTAATAAGAGTGATAATATTTTTATTGGAGGATCACCAGGGTTTTCAGGTTTTATTGCTAGTGTAATATACACACCCAATCAGATAAGCCCTCAAGATGCTTGGGATAACTATTCAAGAGGATATTCTAATGCTACTTTTGGATTTGGTAACATATTCCAGAGATATAAGATGCAACTTGCATTCTTAAAGGATAACTCAGTTATAAGTAGCGTTACTATATAAAGGAATAATTAACTAAAACTTTATATATTTTATAAATCATATAACCTATATGTTAGTTAATAAAATATTTTGTATTTTATTAATTTTATGAATTTACGACATTAACAATAATAATAATAATAATAATAATAATAATAATAATATATTAAGCACGATATAAATTTTTTATATCTAATATATAAATATTAATGGCAGACTCCGCATCACCCCCAACACCAAATATAAATCCAGCACCTGCTGCACCAGCATTGGCAGCAACACCAGGTAATAATGCCGCGTCATTCAATGATTTTTCTTCAAAAAAACTTGTAGAGGGGTCTACAGAATTTCTTGAATCAAATAGTTGGATTGCAAAAATTGCATTTTTATTAATGGTAATTATTGGCTTTGTTATCTTATTTAGACTAATGGTGGCACTAGTTACTTGGATATTTACGCCCAGTGGTAAAGTTGTACTTGTAAATGGTCTACAAAATGGATCACATTCAACTATTATTTCACAGGATCCCAATCTTCAAAATTCAAAAGTTATACTTAGATCTAATAATGAAAAAGACGGTATTGAATTTACATGGTCTGTTTGGTTATATTTGAACGGATTTGAAGGTGATGTTGGTAGTACAAAATATCACCATGTATTTAATAAGGGCAATGCAACGGATAGTGGAAATGGTATAGTTAAACCTAACAATGCCCCAGGTTTGTATTTGAATCCTATGTATGATGGTTTTCGTGTAGTTATGAATTTATTCACTGATCCAAGTGAAATTACGATTGATGTTAGTGATCTTCCGATAACAAAGTGGATTAATATCATGATACGCGTTCAACACAAGAATTGTGATATTTATGTAAATGGACGTTTAGTCAAACGCAGTGTTATGGCTGATGTTGTGAAACAAAACTATGACAATGTAAATGTTTGTTTACATGGAGGATTTAGTGGTTATTTATCAAATTTAACTTATTACAATACCGCGGTTAGTATCGCTGAAATACAAAATGTTATTTCCGCTGGTCCCAATATGACCCCCACTTCTAAGAGCATAAATCTGAATGAAACTCGTCCTAGATATTTGTCTGATAAATGGTACTTTGATCAGACTATGGGAAATTAGTGTATTAGTATAATAATGTTAGTATAAAAAATAATTTATATATTAAAATTTATTTTTTATGTTGGAATATATGTTATTCCATTTTTTGAAAAATAGACTGGCCATTTTGTACCACCGGATGCATATGTTTTAGGATTTCTGTAATTATTAAAAGGTGCTCCCAATGTTAAACAAAGCGACATTGGTTTACCCGGTACATTTGATGCAGAGGATGAGTTGCATATTTGTGCTGGTGGATTTTTCCTACATGTTAATATATTTCCTACTTGTTTTAGTCCGACATCCGGATAATTATTGGCATTTGATGTATTTGGATACGATATTTCTTGATTTTGTGAAGCCCATGCTTTTTTTCTTGTTAATTGACCTTTTGCAATCATCGACCAAAATTGTGCTTTTGTAAAATTAAGTCTTCCTGTAACTGGATACTGTAACACTTGCGCTTTTCTTTGCATATCATATGCTGATGCTCCTTCATCGTTTAATCCATTGTTATTTGTGTTAGAACTGCAATA